AGGCCTTTTTTAAGTTTATCTTTTGGTTGCCAATCTTTAGGTGCATTTTCTTTTTCATAAGGCCAATAAGAATTAGCTTTTAATTCTTCATTAACACGTTGTTTTCTAGAATTTAATGACTCATTATATGCTTTTTCTGATGACCATTCAGGAGGATTTTTAACATATCCAGGTTCTAGTTCTCCTTTATTATAAAAATCCATATATGCTTTATATGAACCAACATTTGGATTTTTTACAAATTGAGCATCTGTAGGCCAACCAACACTGCCGTTCATCTCAATACCATCTTGAGCTTTCTTAATAGGTACTTTTTTAGTTGATGTTTTCTTTTTCATAATTATGCTTTTTTAACTCTTCTTCCCATTCCTACTCTAGATTTCTCAGCTTTCTTAGCAGCTAGTTTAGAAGGAGTTAGTTCATACTTAGTTTTAGGTGTCTTACTAGATACCTTCTTGGTAGGCCGGCAGTATTCATTTTTACCACCGGCTCCACAAGGTTTTCCAGATTTTGTGTCTTGCCATTTTTCTGCTTGCCATCTTTTAAGCTCTGTTCCTTTCTCAGTCTTCCTAACTGTACCTTTACCTTTACGACATTTGGCAATAGCTTGAGAAGCCCTAGCTGAAGGGAACACAGCATACCGTGCTTTTACACTATGATAGCAAGAGTCTTTTGGCATTACTTCTTTCTCATTATCATACCATACTTAGCTTTAGGTGTTGCAGTTTTAGGAGCTTTTGAAGTTCCACCTGATCTACCTTTAGCTTTCTTTTGTACAACTGCCTTAGCACTTAAACTATGCATAACACCTTTGCTACCAGCTTTTTTAGCAGCTTGTAAATTAGCATTAGCATTTACCATCCCTCCTGTTTTATAAGTTTTCATTTTATTCATTGTTTTAGATTTTATACTACCACCTTTTCTCATGATCTTTGACTTACCAATAGCTTCCATTGCAGCATCTATAGATTTATCAACATCAACTGCTGGCTTAGGAGGTGTCACTCCTTGAAGTTCTTTAGGTCCTGTGCTTTCAATTTTACCTGGTTTTTTAAGTTCCATTCTAATCAGTTCAGGTTTTGCAGCAGGTGGTGTAGTTTTTTTAGATTTATTTGCAGCTGCTCTCTTATTAATCTCAGCTTGCACCTTAGAATAATTAGAACCTAATGCTTCTTTTCTAGCAGATCCACTACCGTATGCTCCACTCATTGTTTTTTTAACTTCAGCATCTAGATTAAAAGATTCTTTTTTAGGTGTAGTATCTTTTTTAGCTGGAGTTTTATTTACAGGAGCTTTAGAAATTGGTGGTGTTACTTTTTTCTCAGGAGTTTTTGTTTTCTTATCTTTACCATATAGAGCATCTCTTACTGGATCTAATTTCTTCTGAACAGTTTTATTTAGATCAGCTGCTTTTTTTCTGTAAGGATCAAGATCTTTTTGTACCTTTTTATTTAGATCACCAACTTTTTTTCTAGTAGAATCAAGTTTGCTTTGAACTGATTTGTTTACTTCACCAACTTTTTTATTAGCAGCATCTCTAAATGCCCAATCAATAAAATCATTTGCTTTATCTACAAAACTTTTTTCTTTTTTAGGTGCTTGTTTAGTTTTTGAATTTGAAGCACTTTTATTTGAACTAGGTTTTTGTGATGATGATTTAGAGCTACTAGGTCTATAGTTTACGGGTTCTATTTTTCCAGTAAATGGTTGAATTTTACCTGTTACTGGTTTTATACCTGAGTTACTTGAAGACTTTTTATTTGTCTTATCTTTTGAGTTTGCCATTTTATTTTAATATTAAGAATTCCAATACTTCTCACAGGCAATGTTAAGATCTTTCAGAATATCTTCATTTAAAGGGTTCTTCAAGAATTCTACAACATCTGAAACATTTCTTCCAAGCAAGCCACTTGACTTAGTATGGTAGATAAATCCATCTGCCTTATTTATAATATACTTAAAAAAAACGGAATCACGAACAATTGATTTAATTTTTAGTGTTTCCATATCCATATTTGCTGTTTCCATAAAAGATTTTGCAGCTCTTTCTTTGTTGTTTTCTCCACCTTCACCATTAATATATCTATCCATATTCTCATAGATAACATCTAGTGGTGTAGATTTTCTATATTGTGTACTATTGATATCTACAACTTTAGCAATGTAGAATAACTTTGTACTGTTTTTATCAAATAATTTCTGAAGTTCAGACAATGCTTTGTTTCTAAGTTTTTTGTACTCAGTTCTAACCATAACTGTTTCTTCTTCTTTATCTAAGTAAAACTTAGGAGGAACAGCTTTTGATCTGGCATCATCAAAACTTTTTGCTACAATTGAAAACCCTCCGGCTTCAATAGCATATAGTTTAATTCTATCAAATGGATCTTTAGGATCCAAGTATAAAGGTTCATTTCCACATGAGATTGCAATCTTATTCCAAAAGTCTGCATTATCTGGTTTAAGTAATTTTACTTTATTCCAGAACTGTGGGTCATCAATCTCTATATAATTAGCAGCAAGTTCTCTTTCAAGTTCTGCAACAGCAGTTCTTATTTGCTGTATTCTTGCTTCTTTTTCTTCTCCTTGTAGATGTTTAATCTCTGGAGAAAACTCATTTAGTCCTGTGATGTATCTAATAACACCATTTATTTCTAAACAAGATAATTGTTCATTATGGGTAACTCCATCAAATAGAGTCATACCATATTCTTCTAATCCCATATTAGAAGTTCTACTGTCAAAGAACGGTCTAATAGCAATTGCCGTTTTTCTTACTGAGCCCTTACCGGTCTCTACCATTGTGAAATTTTCCATTGTTGTTGGTTTTTATTTGTTGGTTAAATTTAATACTTTTTAATTAAAAAAGGGAGGAGTTTCCCCCTCCCCGTTTTTTATAGTGTCCTGGTTAGAATGATCCACCAGTGATTGGATTTCTCATAACAATCTTAAGGACTTTAGTTGGATCCTTAACCCAGATAGCTGGCATTGTTTGAGACATCATAACACGGTACCCGTTGAATTGTCCAGAAGACTGGAATCCTTGTGTACGTCCCATGTAGTCCATAGTACCATTTTGATACCACCATTTCAATTGATTATCCCAAGACAATTTCAACAAGAAGATGTTGTCATTAGTATTGTCAGTGATATCAAAGATAATGAATGAGTAAGAAGATAATGGGAAACCATCAATGATTGGGTTCTCAATATCATTAGTATGAACATTGTCAAATGCTGGGTTCAATACAAACTTAACATTTGCCAAGAATGGAATTACATAAGAAGTGTATGCAAATCCAAAGTTCAAGTCCATACCTTTACCAGTGATAGCACCAATATCAGCAGCCTGAATCAAAAGACCTGAAGATACTGCTTCTCTTTTGATAGCCTCATTTACCATGCGCATACCACCCATACCAGTTTGAACTACTAAAGATCGTTTTGGATCTGGACCTTGGAACTCAACCTTACCATTGAAGAAGTTGTAGATCTCTCCACGGAACAAATCAAGTGTAAAGTTATTTTTGTTGTATACTCGTTTGAATGAGTTGTCTAACTGTTTCCAAAGACCTACAGACAATCTTACATCATCCGGACCATCTTGACGAACTCTACCTCCATGTCCCCACATTAAGTAAGTTTCAATGTCAGTAGCAATTTTGCTCAAGTGAGCAGCTTCCATTGTAGTTAAGAATGTTCTAGATAAGTCACCATTATCAAATGCACGTTTAACTTTATCTTTTCCAAGAACCTTAACCATATCATCTAGAGATGTGATAGATGGATCAATGTTTTGATCAAATGTTCTCCAGATCTCAGTTACAGGAACTGTACCATCTGCATTCATACCACCTTTGATCATCAAGTCAGCACGGCTAGAGATTGAATAGTGAACATGAGCTTCAGCACCACCAACAAAGTTGTAGAATTCACGGAATCCTGTTCTTGTTTGGATGTCAGAAAATCTTTCACCATACTCTCCACGGGCAGAACCTTTACGGAATACTTTAGTACCATTAGCCAAGTACTTGTTATCCAAGTATTTGTTGTTATCATTATCTACTAATTGTACTGTATAGATGTATCCATCTCCTAAAGGAAGGATATCTTCTGTAGGTACAATGTATAATTCAGCTCCATTGTATTTGTCATATGTGATGATATCACCATGCCCAAATTCTCTGCGGCTTAATTTGATGCGGAATGTAGTTCCATCCACACCTTTAAAGTTATTGTCTGGTTCAATATCCTCAATGATGTAAGGTAAGTCTACAGACACTGGAGTCTGCCACTTATACTCACCACGAGCATTATCAACCATAATTACATTCTTGCCACCAAATGAAGACATTTGATAAAGCGGCATTTCAACTTTCTGAGCCATAGCCCATAAGTCAACTGGGCCTAAGTCCATAGGCTCAGCATCTTTCAGCATGTTAACCAAGTGGTAAGAATCCACATGGGAACTTGCGTTGTAAGCGGTATCCCGGAGGAATATACCATTGTTTAAAACTGGAGTTGCCATTTTTATATGTATTTAAATTGTTACTAATTAAAATCTCTTGAACATGTTAGGTCTTGAGATTGTCTTTTGTGTTGATCTTTGAGGAGAAGCTGTTCTTCTAGTTTCTTCCTCTTCAGATGTTGAAGATGCAAGTTTTCTTGATTCTTCAGTTTTTAATTGTCTTACTACTTTTTCAGTAGCTGCTTTAGATCCTTGTTCTCTTACTTTGTTTTTGTATCCATCCGGATCTGCAAGTAACCATAGTGCTTCAGCAATAAGATCATGTCTTGGTTCTACAAACTGATATTTTTCAATTAAGTGTCCAAATAAATTAGTTTGCTTACCTGAAATTGAAGGGTAGTTAGGTTGAACTAATCCAGAGTATAATAGACTCTGCATTTTTTTGTCAAGTTTTACACCTCCAAGTTCTCCAGCAGATAGAGTGTTAAATACATTATCTGTATATGCTTTAGCTTGTTTTGCCTGCATTTCTTTTTTCTGCTCTTGTTCTGCTAGTTGTCTTGCTACAATCTCTTCTTGCATTCTATCTAACTTTGGTTTGAATTGGTTAGCTTTTTGTTCTAACTTATTCATATCCACCCAGTCATTGATTTCTTCTTCAATTTCTTCTGGTGATCCAAAATTTGTAGCATAAAGATATTGTCTTGCAATTTCTGCTTGATCATACTCATCAGCCGGATCTAGTTCTCTTATTTCCTCAACATGTGCTAAGGTTCTAAATAAGCCTTTAAGATCTTGTCCACCATCTGCTACATATTTAGCAGCATATTGTAGTTCTTCAGGAAGAGATTGGAAAAACTCTTTTGGAGTATTTTCTCTAATTGCATTTTCTCTTTCTTGAAAGTTAGCCTCAAACAGTTCTCTAAAATCTTTAGTTGTATAATCATCTAAAGGTTTATCATCGTCAAAAGGAATTAAAGTACCTTCCTCAATCATTTTACTTGCTAGTTCAGCAAGACCTGATTTATCAACCTTTGGTCTTCCTTTGTTACCAGCATCTTCTTCTTGAGAAATTAAGCCATCAAGTTCAGCTATTGTTTCTTCAACTTCTGCTTTCTTTTCTGCTGCCTCTTTCTTTTCAGTTGGAGTAGCAGTATTGTCAAGGAACGTTGTGTCTACATTTTCTTTAGAAAACATAGACTTTGGTTTCTCTTCAGTTTTACCATTTTCAGGAAGCATTACACTTTCTGCACCAGGCATTCCAAAGATCTCATCAATATTAACTTCAACTTGCTCTACCTTTGTAGTATCAAGTACCTGGGTTTCCCCAGTTGTTTTGTTGGTTTCTTCCATTGTTGTTGGTTTTTGGTTATACATTAATATAATAATAAATTTTAAAAATTTAAAGCTTTATAATTCTTTTTGTCTACTATATAGCTATTAATCTTTCTTTTTATTATTTTGTTTTTGATCAAACTTATTTTTATTGACCTGAGCTATCTGTAATTGCTTATCTGCAATGTCTCTTTGAGCTTGAATCTTTTCTCTTTCTATATTATTTTTCTCTCTATCAATGGTCATTCTATTTGAATCTTTTTCTCTCTGAAGATTAGTTTGTTGTTGATATTGTTCAGTAGCTCTTATTTCTTTCATAGCATCTGCATAATCAGACATTTGGTTTTCATTAACATCAACTGCCGCACCATAGCCAGCAGCTCTAATTTCAGCCACAGTAATATTATTCTGAAGTTGTTTATCTTGTCTTTCAGCTTCTGCCTGAATTTGCATTTGTTTTTGTTTCTCCTGAGATTGAAGTTGTTCAGTTTGCATTTGTTGTTGAGACTGCATCTCTTGATCCTTCATTTGCTTTTGTTTATCTTCAGAAGCCTTAAGAACAGTATTAAGTTGTGCAATAGAGTCAGACTGAATAATTTGACCAAGATCATAAATACTAGCACCTGCTGTATTGTTTGACATAGCCAATTGTTTAAGTTGTTCAAGAATAGCCCTATGATTTGCAGTAGTGCTGCAAAATATATTAAGATCTCTTAGTAAAAGTTCTGTTCCATTAACTTGGAAGTTTACTTTTTCATCTGCAGAAGTTACATATGTTAGTCTTGCAGAAGGATTAGTAGAATGATAATACTGAGCTAAATCAGTTCTCATTTGATGTACTCTTGGCATTAAATAATCACAGTGCTGAATAAAGAATACTTCTGTTTGTGCATAAGAAGCAGATGTTGCTTGTTCTACACCTGTTGCAGTTAATTGAGATAACTGCTGACCCATTCTTTGAGGATTTAATCCTATTACTTCAAATGCTTGAGATTTAAAATGATTAGCTAACTGAATCCTAGACATTAATCTTTCTGTTTGAGAAAGATCTAGTTTTTGGAAATGCTGGAAGTTTAATGCATTTTCAGTGTTAGTAATACTAGTGTCTAATGGAAGCATTTGAAAATTCTTCATAGCAACATATGCTTTTGCTAAATTTCCTTTTCCCCAATCTTCACCTAGTGAATGTCGTGGAAGAGTGTTCTGATCTAACATGATAATTGTACCAAGTTCATCAACTAAGATGTCTGCAATCTGATTATTAACTATGTTGTATCCAATCTGATATGGCTTCATTAAGTCAATTAATGCAGTTGACTTGGTATTTCTATCTGAGAATACAGCACCTTCCACTGGTAACTTACATCCATAAAGAGTATTATCTCCTTTGAACTGAAATTTTATTGGTCCTAAATTATTTTTTTCAATACCTAAGTATATTGGTGAAAAACCTCCAGGATTATTCATTCCCCAAAATGAAGGAATATTTGGTCCAATTTTTACACCACCCCATGTTTCGTTAATCCAAATCCAATCTATATGTTCTCCATACACTAAAGTGTCTTTAGTTTTATTTTTAAAAAGTCTATTGTCATATATAGGTTTATCTGTTACTACATATTCTTCAGATACAATTTCAGTTGTTACTTCACCTAGATCAGTAATTTTAGTTAAGTGACCAACTTTCTTTTGTGATTTCCAATATACAGTTGATACTCTTAATAAGTATGCTGTTCCTTGATCATAGTAGTCTTCACTTTCTGCAATTATTTGAGATACTATATCTGCACCATCTAATACAGTTCCAGACATGGCTGAAGTATACTGCCTATATGCAAGAGAAGGCATATTAACATTCCATTCATGAGATTTAGTTCCGTCATAGAATGAACCATCATTCTGTAATCCTCCGATTGTATATCCAGCAGATCTAATAGGATATACATTTTCTAAAGCCTCAAGTTGTTCTTGTGTCATTAGATATCCATATTTATCTATTACATCTGACACAGTCATCATATCTGTTTTACCTACCCAGTTACCTTGAGAAATGTATCTTACATCTGGAGATTTATGATAAAATGTTAGTGCAGGATTCCAAAGTTCAATTTCATAATCATCCTCCATCATCTTAAAATGCCAGAACTCTCTATCTGTTATAAGCATATCACGGAATCCTCTTTCTTCTAATTCATCCATTCTAAACCTTTCAACATCAACTCTATGCTGATGAGCTGCCCATTGTTCTGTCATTGATTGGTAGTCTTTCTTAAAAAACTTTTCAATCTCAGGAAGAGTCTTTAGTTTATCTGGAGAAGTTTCTTGTTGAAACTCTGGGCTTTCAGGATCCATACCCTGAGCAACTAATGCTTGTGTAATTTTCATTTGGGCATCTGAAAGTAGAACTTCTTCTACCATCTTTCTTTTTTGCTCAAGCATCTCATTATATGAAAAGTCATCTACTGCTCTATATGTAAGTTTTGTAGATCTTTTAGCAAATTCACCTACTAGAACATTAATAACATTTGGAATGATTGGATAGAACTTTAGTTCAAGAGCAGATACATCTTCTTTAGTTAATATTTCTACAATGTCTCTATAATCATTATCATCTTCAACTATATAATCTGTCTTATCAATAATACCTTTTGCTAGTTTATAATTTTTCATTATTCTTCTAGCATTTCTTCTTAATTGTTTTAGACCTTGCCACTCTAACCAGTCTAGATTCCAAGCAGCCCATTGTTGATCTTTTTCTTTTTTAGGAAGAAATTGTAAAGGTTGAGTTATACTACCAATTCTATTTTGAGTAGACTTGGCACCTTTCTTTGCTTGAATAGCATTTATAATTTGCATAATGTATTACTTTAAGTTTTTAAATGGTGATTTCTTAAATGATTGACCATTTGCAAGTTGTCCTCTTCCAACATGACGGAAAGGACTTCTATTTAATTTAAACAAATTTTCTGACTTTTGCAAGTTTTTGGCTGCATCATCCATGATTGTTCTTCTTGAATATCCTCTATTTGATTGTTGAATTTTCATAAATGCAACTAGTGCACAAAATGAAACTAGCCTATCCACATTGACACCATCTGCATATGCTCTCATTTCTTTGAGTAACATTGGATCTGGAATTCTTTCAATACCATATTTAGTTTTAACTATAGTACCATCTGTCTTTGTTTCTATATCTAATTCTTCTTTAGTATATTCTATAGCATAACTAAGAAGGTGAGCTTTAAATAAAGTACCGGTGTTTTTCCAGCCATATTCCTGGAATACATTTGCATTTGCTCCTAAATCTTTTAAGAACATGATCTGACTTTTCGGAACTAAATATTTCTGTTTTTTCCTAGAGATCATATACTGAATAAATAATGAGATGTTATTCTCTATTACTGTCCATGCATTATACCACTCTATAATTAACTCTAGTCTCTGGTGTGTTTTATTAATATCATCAAACCTTCCGCACCATGCAGCTACAATCTTATCTGGTTCTATATAAGTCTCTGTTTCTGTACCTGTTACTTTAGTTACTTCTACCGGTGCTTTCATTACATATATAGAACATAATGATTCTGAAGTAGTTGTTTTACCTTCAGACACGGGGTCAATAGATGCATAATACTGTCCAAATGTAGGATCTTTTATTGGTCTTTCCCATACAACAAGTACACCTGTTTTATCCTCTGTATTCTTAGTTACAGGGAATTCCATTATAGGTCTTTTATTAGAGGATCTAATACTAGGTTTTCCATTCTCATCTGTTGAAATATCTAGAAACTCATATGCATATTCTTTATCTTCTATTCTTCTTTCCTGAGCTGTAACAAGATGTGTTGGGAATACAGATACAGTTCTATGTGCAAATGCTTCTTCTATATTTCTGGGATGCTGAGATATTCTTAACTGGTATGTCTCCGGGTCAAGTTCTTTTTTCCAAACTTCAAATTGTCTGTCTAAAGCTTCTAAGGCTTCAGTAACAAGTGAGTTACCATATTTATCTATATATGGCGGCATAGACCATTGTTCAGGGATGAACAGTCCGGATAAACCAATAGTACCTTTAGAGTCTATAAGATTTGATTCTACAGAATAGACATCATTATCTAATGGTTTCATTATCATTTTCCTTAATGGTTCACATTGTGATAAGTCACCCACTGATCCTGCAGCTATAAACATTCCTGTAGTAATTAAACCAGATCTCATGGCAGGACGCATATACTCATATGTCTGATCCATCTTAGGAGCAATACCAGCTTCCTCATGGAAGAAGAACTTTACTGGACCACCAACACCATTTGTAGGATCCTTTTCAAATGACATACCTTGTATAGTACCTTTAAGACCTACCTCAGCTTTTCTATTACCTTTTCTGACTTCAATCTTCTGTTGCCACATCATTACTTTATCTGGTGACATTGGACGGTACCATGCTGTATGCTCATTTAAGAATGCTGCATACTCCTGTAAGAATTTCCAGGAACCTTTCTCATTTATATAATCTTTAAGACTTGCTCCAATCTTTAGTGTAACACCAGCTTCAAACCATTGTTGGTTTATAAGCTTACCCATATGGTAGTAGGAAGATGCTATCTGACGTTTCTTTAAGATAGCCACATGCTTATAATTTAGTTCTGCTAATAGTTCATATAATGCCATATGATACTGAGCATCCCGGATATCAGCAAACCCAAATTGTTGTATCTCTTTGTTAAAGATAGGCAAGAAGTTAAGCCACATGTAGTACTCTCTTGCTAAAAACCAAGCTTTAGTTCCGTGCTTAATTAGTAAACCCTTCCTGCATTTAGCTTTCTGGTCATCCCAATATTCTATAAAGTCTTTTGATTTAAAAGGAGCTGTAGTGTATATACCAAGATTTCTAAACTTATTTGATTCTGATACAAATAACTCTGTACTAACTTCATCAAACTCATACTGACCAGGTTCTTTAAATATTGAGTGCAGATATGTAGCAAACTCTTCTCTGCTATCAAAAGATGTGGTAGTCCAATTACCATTATCCCAAGTCGGTATGTCTTCAAAGATTTGACTCATGACTAACTATCATATGCAAGACCCTGACCACCACGGACTTTACTTTGCTGTTCATCCTGTAGATCTTTGTAGACTCCTTTAAAGGATTGTCTGATACCATCAAAGTCTTTTGCTAATGCTCTTATCTGAGCTATGTTACCATCTTTACCATCAGTAATTTGTGCAGTAGCTAAGTAATTAGATATTCTATCTAGTGCTTTCTGCATACCTCCATAAGCACGTGAGGTTGGAGTTTCATATAGTTTCTCACAGAATCTTAATGCATTGTATATCTCAGTATCTTCTGTAGAGAATTCTGCTTCTATCTCCCGCATGATTAATGATTCTTTCTCTATGTGTGGTGTATGAAAGAATGGATTCATATCAGGATCCGGACATGTCATATAAAATAGATACTGATATATTTTAAGATAGTCATCAGGATAATCATCCATTATATCTTTAAGAGACTTCAGTGTGTAACAGTGTTCAGTAGGAACAACTGTTTTATTCTGGACATCAAATAGTTTAATCAGCATTGTTATTTCTTTTTAATTTTGGCTTTGTTGTCATGAAGATAGTGAATAATAGCATGTACTTCATCTACTAAATAAGGTACTTCCATTGGTATTACTTCTTTTACTATAGGCTCTC